GCACGCCACCGGCGAGCGCCTGGTGGCTGATATCGATGTCGACACGGTCGGCAGCGCTGCTGCGGCCCCGGTTAAACAGTTCGCCAGACCAGAACGGATACGCGCCGTGCGCCAGCGTGGACGGAGTCGAGAAATAGGTGGTGCGCAGGTGTGACTGTGACGCCATCCCTGACGCAACTTTGCGCAGCCGCTGGAAGTTGGGTATCCAGAAAATTTCATCGACGTACAGGTCGCCGTTGTGACTCTGTGCTGTGTTGGAGTTGGTCCCGAGGAAAATCAGCTCTGCGCCGTTGTTACCGATGATAATCGGATCGCCCGACAGGTCGACATCGACCAGCCGCGCAAAGGCGATGATGTACTTACGGAACACATAGGCCTGCGTTTTACTCGCCGACAAAAATATCTGGTTTTGCCCGGTTTTCAGGGCGCGCAGCAAAGACTCACGCGCAAAGTAAAACGTCGCGCCAATCTGACGCGATTTTAGGATGTGACGGATACGGTGCTCAAGCCCGGCCCTGTGCCAGTTGAGCTGATACTCAAACGACTGGTCGAGGAAAATCTCCTCCAGCTTTTCGATAGCCTCCTCGCTGAAATAGTTACGTTTCGGCTTTTTGCGATCCCCTTTGTTACGGCTCGCAATGTTGGGATTTAAATCCACTTCATTTCCGGTTTGGCCGTAGCGGTTGATGCGCGCGAACCGTTCCATCTGGCGCGACAGAAAATCAGCGACCTTAAAGTCATGCGGTGTCAGGTCAGGTTTGGCGTAGAGCTGAATCAGCCGCGCCTCAAGCGTGGTTTCCACGCGGTTGAGCGGGGCGGTTTCTTCCCATCCGTCGCGCTGCTTCCAGCTCTGCACCGTCGGGCGCTTCATCTGCAGTGTGTCGGCAATTTGCGGCACGGAAAACCCCTGCCAGAAAAGCAGACGCGCCTGTCGTCGCGGGTCATGCAAAAGAGAGAGGTCAGTCGAAATAGTCATGGTTGCCTCGTGTCGGTGAATACGGGGCAAGGCTAAGGAAATGGCCGGGGATTATCGCTAAGCCCCTGTTGTGTCAGATCTAATCGGATCTTAAGCGGTGGCTGATGCGGGTCGGAGTCGGGAAACTAACCCCGAACCGTAAACCCAACATCAGGACACCTGAACAATGGCAAAGAAAGTTTCTAAGTGGTTTCGCATCGGCGTCGAGGGTGACACCTGTGATGGCCGTGTCATCAGTGGCGCTGACATTCAGGATATGGCGGACACCTTCGACCCGCGTGTCTATGGCTGTCGCATTAACCTCGAACACCTGCGCGGCATCCTGCCCGACAGCGTGCTCAAACGTTATGGCGACGTGACCGCAGTGAAAGCCGAAATCATCAGCGATGACTCGGCGCTGAACGGCAAGAAAGCGCTCTTTGGCAAAATCGCGCCGCTTGACGAGCTGGTGAGCATGGTGAAAGCCGGGCAGAAGGTTTACACCTCGATGGAAATTCGCCCGAACTTTGCCAACAGCGGCAAATGTTACCTCGTGGGCCTCGCCGTCACCGATGACCCGGCAAGCCTCGGCACGGAATATCTCGAATTCTGCAGCCGGGCGACGCAGAACCCGCTCGCCGGTAAAAAAGCCCATCCTGACGACCTTTTTTCCGTTGCCACGCTGGCGGCGCTGGAATTTGAGGATGTTCCCGACACCGTACTCAACAGCCTGACTGACAAGGTTAAGGCGATTTTCAGCCGCAAACAGGCGAGCGATGACGCGCGTCTGGCGGATGTGCATGAAGCTGTCACCACCGTCACTGAGCAGGTGCAGACCAGCCTGAGCGCCACCGAAAAGCGCCTGGCTGATATGGAAACTGCATTCTCGCAGCTGCAGCAGGACGTCACCCGCCAGACCGAAGAAAACGCGCAGGCGTTTACCTCCCTGAAAAGCTCCCTCGATAACACCGAAAGCCAGCGCCAGCCGCGCCGTGAACTCTCAAAGGGTGGGACGGGTGACGAGCTGCTGACCAACTGCTGATACCGCGCCGGGCGCGCTGCCCGGCCAGACACCTATTTTGAAAAACAGGAATAACGATGCGTAAAGAAACCCGCTTTAAATTTAATGCCTACCTGTCCCGCGTGGCGGAACTGAACGGCGTTGAAACCGACGACGTGGCGAAGAAATTCACCGTCGAGCCGTCCGTCACCCAGACCCTGATGAACACCCTGCAGCTTTCATCCGCGTTTCTGACCAAAATCAACATCGTTCCGGTCGATGAGCTGAAAGGCGAAAAGGTCGGTGTGGGCGTAAACGGTACGATTGCGAGCACCGCCGATACTGCCGGGGATGACGAGCGTAAGACCGCCGATTTTACGGCGCTTGAATCCAACAAATACGAATGTGCGCAAATCAACTTCGATTTCCATATCCGTTACAAACAGCTCGACCTGTGGGCGCGATTCCAGGACTTCCAGACCCGTATCCGCGACGCAATTATCAAGCGCCAGTCGCTCGACTTCATCATGGCTGGTTTCAACGGTATCGAGCGCGCGAAACCTCCAGCCGCAAAACGCATCCGATGCTGCAGGATGTTGCGGTGGGCTGGCTGCAGAAGTACCGCAATGAAGCCCCGGCGCGCGTGATGTCAAAAATCACCGATGCAGACGGCAAGGTCATTTCTGATGTGATCCGCGTGGGGGAGAACGGTGATTATCAAAACCTCGATGCGCTGGTGATGGATTCCACGACCAACCTGATTGACGAGATTTATCAGGACGACCCGGAGCTCGTCGTTATTACCGGTCGCAAGCTGCTGGCTGACAAGTATTTCCCGATCGTCAACAAGACGCAGGAAAACAGCGAGGCGCTGGCCGCTGACATCATCATCAGCCAGAAACGCATCGGCAACCTGCCTGCCGTGCGCGTGCCGTACTTCCCGGCCAATGCGCTGATGGTGACGCGCCTCGATAACCTGTCGATTTACTTCATGGACGACGCGCACCGCCGCGCCATCATCGAGGAGCCGAAGAAAGACCGCATCGAAAACTACGAATCAATGAATGTTGATTACGTGGTCGAGGCGTACGCCGCCGGTTGTCTGATTGAAAACATCACCCTCGGCAAATTCGCTGCTCCTGCAGACGATAACGGCGGAGAGTAAGCCATGACGAGCCCCGCAGCGCTTCACATGATGCGGGTCTCGGCCTCTGAAACCGCGCGGCGGGCTGCTGCTCCGCTGCGCAATGCAACTGCCTATGAGCAGATGCTCGTTAAGCTGGCCGCAGACTCTCGCACGTTAAAACAAATCCGATCCAAAGAGCGCAAGGCAGACAAAAAGCGCGAGCTGCTGCCGTTTTATCTGCCGTGGGTGGCGGGTGTCCTTGCGAACGGTAAAGGCGCACAGGATGACATTGTCATGACCGTCATGCTCTGGCGTCTCGATGCGGATGATATCGCCGGTGCGCTGGAAATTGCCCGATATGCGATGACCTGGGGACTCACGATGCCGGTCGGCGGTCATCGCCGTACCACTCCGTATCTGCTGGCCGAAGAGGTGGCGCTTGCCGCGCAGCGTCTGCGTGACGCTAAACAATCACCTGAGCTGGCGCTGCTGCTCGATACCCTCGTACTGACTGAGCGTGCAGATATGCCCGACATCGTGCGCGCGAAGCTGCACAAAATCACCGGCTACCTGCTGCGTGACGCAGGGGAGCTGCCCGAGGCACTGGCGCACCTGCAGCGTGCGATCCAGTTAGAGCGAACTATCGGCGTGAAAAAGGATATCGAACAGCTTGAGCGCCAGCTTAAGCCGAAACCAGAACCTGCACCGAAAACGAACAAACCCTGCACGCGCAAACCCGCTGCTAAACCGGCGGCCCGGCGCGGGCGTCCATCAAAGGCGGCAAAAGCCGCAGGTTAACCGAACGCTCCCCGAGCCGGGCGGCACGTCGGTCAATGCGGGTATCACTTGCCCTGACTGCGACCGGCGTTCACCGCCCACCCAATTTCCGAGGTTGTCATGACGACACTGATTATTGAGCCCACAACAACGCAGCAGGACGTGCCGGGCATGGTGATACCGCCACCGTGCGAGAGTGAGCCGGTGATTAAAAATACCGGTTTTTTTCCTGATGTAGACCCGCAGCGCCTGCGCGAAGAAATGCGCCTTGAGCAGACTGTGTCCCCTGTGCGTCTGCGCCGGGCGATAAAGACCGCCATCGCGGAAACCAATGCGGAGCTGCGCGACTGGCGCGACCTGCAGCTCGACGCCGGTCATGCCACGCTCGCGGATGTTCCTTCCGACGAGCTCGACGGCGAAAGCGTGCGCTGCTTCCACTACTTTAACGCCGTGTGCTCGATGACGACCGCCACGCTTTACGAGCGTTATCGCGGCGTGGATGCGACCAGCAAGGGCGACAAAAAGGCCGACAGCATCGACAGCACCATCGATGAGATGTGGCGTGATATGCGCTGGTCAGTGGCGCGTATTCAGGACAAGGCGCGCTGTATCGTGGGTCAAATCTGATGAAGGTCTGTGCGATGCAGGGCGACACACTCGACGCGATGTGCGCGCGCTATTACGGGCGCACTGAGGGCGTGGTCGAGACGGTGCTGCAGGCTAACCCCGGTCTGTCTGAGCTGGGCGTCATTCTGCCGCACGGCACGGCGATAGAGCTGCCCGAGACCGACAGCGCACCGAAAACCGAGACGGTGAATTTATGGGACTGACTATGGAAAAAATAACGACGTTTATCGCCTACTGGCTGGCCGTGGGGCTGGCGTATTTCGGGGCGATGTTGCCCGAGAAAATGGCGCTGTACGTTGGTAGCGGTTGCGCCATTTTTACCGCGCTGACAAATCTGTGGTTTAAGCGCAAAACCTATCGCTATCTGACCTCACTCGGACTGGATAAGGGGGCAATGCGTGAGCTCAATCATTAAACGCTGCAGTGTGGCCGCCGTGCTGGCGCTGGCCGCACTGATGCCTGATTTTCGTCTGCTTAACACCTCGCCCGAGGGTCTGGCACTGATTGCCGACCTCGAAGGATGTCGCCTGACGCCTTACCAGTGCAGCGCGGGAGTGTGGACGTCAGGCATCGGCCACACTGCCGGTGTCATCCCAAAAGGGGAAATTACCGAGCGACAGGCGGCGGCGAACCTTGTCGCGGATGTGCTGAACGTCGAGGAGCGTCTCGCCGTTTGCGTGCCGGTTGAAATGCCGCCGCGCGTCTATGACGCGCTGGTGAGCTTCTCATTCAATGTGGGAACCGGTGCGGCGTGTCGTTCGACGCTGGTCTCGTTTATCAAGCGTCATCAGTGGTGGCAGGCGTGCGACCAGCTCACCCGCTGGGTGTTCGTTAATGGCGTCAGAAACAAAGGGCTTGAGAACCGCCGTGCGCGGGAATGGGCTTACTGTGTGAAGGGGATGCAATGAAAGCGCTGATTATTTTGCTGGCCGGGCTGCTCGCCGTGGTGCTGTGGCTGCGCCATGATAACGCGAATCTGTCCCGCTCGTTTGAGCGAGCGAACCGGGTCGCCAGTGAGCAAAAGACGACTATCGGGATGCTGAAAAAGCAGCTTGCCGTGTCGCAACGCATCGCCAGGGTGAATGAGGCCGGGCAGGTCAGGCTCAGTGACGAACTGACCGCAGCCGGTGAACTGGCGGCAAGACGGGAACACACCATCACAAGGTTACTGAATGAAAACGAGGAATTACGCCACTGGTATCGCGCTGATTTGCCTGATGCTGTGCGCCGGTTGCACACCCGAACGGCCTGCGCCTCCGCCGGTCATTGTCTACAACGCCTGCCCGAAAGTGAGCCTCTGTCCGATGCCGGGAAGCGAACCCACAACTAACGGCGATCTGAGCGCTGATATCCGCAGGCTGGAGCACGCGCTCGCGGCCTGTACGCTAAAGGTCGAAACCATCAAAGACTGTCAGGACAAAACCGATGCAGAAAATGAAAAGCCTGCGCAAGGCGCTCACTGACGCCGTACCGCAGTTAAAAACCAACCCTGAAATGATGCGTATCTTTGCCGACGAGGGGAATATCGATGCGCGCCTCGCGGCCTCGCTGTCTCACGAAAAGATTTACACCCTGAATGTGATCGTCTGTGATTTCGTGGGCGACCCCGATTTGATTTTCGTGCCGGTGGCCGCGTGGTTGCGTGAGAATCAGCCGGATATCTGCACCACGGATGAGGGACGCAAAAAGGGCTATCGATTCCAGATGGATTTAAACGACGGTGACAGTGTTGATATCAGTATCAGCCTGCAGCTCACCGAGCGCACGCTCGTCAGGGATGAAAACGGCGCGCTTCACGTCAGCTATGCGCCTGAGCCGCCTTTGCCCGAACCGGTGACGCGTCCGACCGAGTTGTATATCAATGGCGAGCTGGTGAGCAAATGGGATGAATGAGTTAAAGCCCTTTGACGACCAACTCGCCGGGCTGATTGCGGCGATGTCACCGGCGGGGCGGCGTAAGCTTGCTGCTGAGATTGCGAAAGAGCTGCGCAAATCGCAACAGCAACGGATTAAATTACAAAAAGCGCCTGATGGCACGCCGTATCAGGCGCGAAAACGACAGCCACTCAGAGCAAAGAACGGGCGAATCAAAAGGGCGATGTTTCAGAAACTGCGCTCAAGTCGCTACATGAAAGCCAGTGGTAACAATGATGCTGCCGTGGTCGAGTTTACCGGAAAGGTGCAACGTATCGCCCGTGTGCATCAGTATGGACTTAAGGACCGGCCAAGCTTCCATGGTCACAACGTACTATACTATAAGCGCATTTTACTTGGATATAATGTGAGAGACGAGTCAATGATTATGAAATTAATCATTGACTCGTTGGCGTAATAGGGGTAGCCAAGCGATGGGATTAGTTAATGACTACAGACAAAGAGGGGGCTCAAATCATCATTAATGACTTAGGCCCGCAAGTTTTGAGTTCAAATGATTTCAGTATTGCCAATAGATAAATCAGAGAGGTAAGATTTCCCATCTTAGTAAACACTTAGGGTTTTGGTATGTTTGATGTTGATAAACTGATACATTCCTCGAAAGATTATTTTGTCTTGGTGGGGAAAAATGGCAGCGGCAAGAGCCGTAAACTTCACAATTTAGCAGAAGCTACGCATGATTTGGGCTATAGTACTATCGTCGTTTCTAATACTCTCTTTGATAAATTTGAAGTGCATCCTCAAAGCGAAAATTATAATTATATAGGAAGTAAGTTAGGGCGAAACTTTCCTGCTCAAGCTATTAAAAAAACTTTGTCGACCAAGAGCGAGAATAGAGTAAGTCGTATTT